TGCTCTATGATATTCGTTTTTTGTTATATCTTCATTCTCACTCAAGAAATCATGGCTATTCATCCCCAATATCTTACTCCTACAAACACGCTGTTCTACATCTGTAAAACCTAATGTCTTTATAAGTAAGTCTGTCCCGCTGTCTATTCCTTCTATCTTAATACGGCTGCTGTATATTGTAACATCTTCAACATAAGATAACTTATTTGTATTTCTTTCTATTTCCATCTCCTTACATAATGTATAGAGATTGCGGGTCAAAGATTTGTTAAAATAGAAATAGAAGTTAAATCCAGAATTTACCTTATATTTTTCAAGACATTTATCATATATCATATAACAATCCGCTATTATCTCACCTCTATCGGGAATCTCAAGATTACTACCATTCATAAGATTTATGTAATTCCCAACATTTTTTAACACAATATCCTTCATCATCTTAAAGACTAAATCCTTATATCCTTTTTTACGACGAGGATTTTCTGTTGTTTGGATTACACTTATGTACCGCTCAACTCTTTCTTGATCGTAATAGAAATTCAAACGAAATAAGCGGTTTTCTAACATAACTTGTTTCTCCTATTTCACGCTATTAAAATTCTTTACTGCTTCATTTATCTGATGTTCTTTATAAGGCTTTATTTCCTTAACAAAATGCTCGTGTGAACGCTTTTTCAGAATGGCTTGTTTCTCTTCCTTAGAAGCACTGGAATACTTACCAAAATCTATATTCTTTTCGTCAATAGGTATTTGTTCTGCTTCGTTTATCTCCTCTCGTATTTCACCGCACTCTGGACAAGGAGCGTAAACACTTTGTAAATGTCCGTCAATCATAATGTAAGGAGAACGATAAAACTCTTCCTCCTTGTTAAAACAACTGCATTTCTTATTTCTACAAACTAATATCATTTTCTTATCTCCTGTTTTCTTGCATATTCCAATATAAGTAACGCATCACTCACTGACAACCATTCTTTCTTCGTCTTAAGGCTAAATTCTTTTTCAACAGTTGGGAAAATTTGTTGAGCGCGATTCTTCAACTTCACCTTCCATTCATTTGTAGATTGTTTACCCTTATTTCCTAACTGCAATTCCTTTTGCCACTTTTGTGGAGTTACTTCGGTTGTTGGTATATTACAAACAATTAAAGCCATCTCAAGATGGCCAAAACCTTTTCCAAAATTAAACATCGCGCTGGCTCCCATTCCTGGTATTCCACCAACACGCTCTATATAACAACGAGCATGCATCTTGTATTTTTTTATAAATTCGTACAAGTCACTTGCTGTTTCTGGCATAGTAACAAGGTCAATAACCTTATCTTCGTCAATACTATAAACTGCTAAACCACCATTCTTTCCTGGGTCTATAGCAATTATCTTCTTATCTTTTATATGTTTAATCCATGTCTCCATAATATATTATAAAACTTTGTTTTATACATACATACTTATACCTCTATCTTTCACAACATGTAAAACATTTTCACAAATAGTTGAATCTTCTATGTTTTGCGTAATCATCATCACTGTCTTTCCACAATCATTTAATGTCTTTATTATTTCCATTGTTCCCCTACTATCAACACCACTAATAGCCTCGTCTAAGGCAAGGAAATCCAGTCCACGACCACCCAACGAATTATTTATAAGATGTTGGATACCTAATATTCCCGCAAGCGTTACACGACTGCGTTCACCGCCAGACTTTGACATAAATGATTCTGCTGTAACTCCGTCGTTACTGACAAACACTTCAATCTTCTCACGCACCTCTCCACTCTTCAAAACCTTAAATCCATTAATCAAAACAGACAATTCAACACCAAACTTGCGCAAATAACTATTTGTTATGCCTTCTATAGTCTTTACAGACTTATTGGCTAAATAGGTCATAAAACCACTCTTGCCTAAATTGAAAATCCAGAAATTCACAATATCTAATTCATCTTCGTACGGCTTCTTTTCTTCTTCTTTTTGTTTAACAAGATTATTGTATTCCTCTATATCTTTTTCAAGTTTTTGTAGATGTTGTTTTGTAGAATCGTCTTCATTTATTTGTTTTATTTGTTCTTTATTTACGGATATCATTTTACGCTTTTGCTCTACACGCTGATTAGCCAATTCAATTTCTTGAATGACATGTCTTATTTGATCTTCCAGTTCTTCTTTGTTCTTGTTATTCTTTTTTGCTAATTTTATTTTATCGCTTATTGTACTAATGCGAGCCTCTATTCGTTCTTTCTTGTCTAATGTCTTTGCAGTGTGTTGTTCTGTTTCTTCTAATAATTTCTTTGCTTCTTCAACTGTAAGACCTAAATCAGAACCATTTATGAATTCCCAGCCGCATTTAGGACATTCCACTGTTTCTTCTAATTCAGCATTCAAATTACGCTTTATCTTTTTGTCTTCTAAAATAAGACCTTCTGTTTCTTCAAGCCTATCTTCATATTGCTTCTTTTCTTCAGAAAGTTTTGTTGTATCTATTAAAGTGATTTCTTCAGATTGCTTCTTGAGATATTCAAGTTTTTCATTTTGTTCTTTTATAAATTCTTTCTCTTTTAAAATATCACCGCCAATAGAATTTATCTGTTCCGTTATCTTCCGTATTGAATCAGACTTACTTTTTCTGTTCTCAATGATGTAATTCTTCTGCTCAACAAGAGTTTCTACTTTATCCTTATACTTACACACCTTGGCTTCCAAATCGCCCAAGGATGCCATTAAAGACAATCTCTTATCAGTAACACTTTGCAAGGCTGGTAAAATCATAGATGCTTGCGTTATGCGATTCATCACTTCCTTTTTCTCTGTATCGCTTGCTGTAAAGAAAGTGTAGGCATTATCCTGACTTATTATGTAGTATCGTAAAAGATCTTCACGACTTACTCCTACCAACTCTAATATACGCTTGTTCGCCTCATTTACAGAAGTGATTTGTTCATTTAATTTACCATCTTCCCACAATTCTACTTTAACGCTTTTATTTCTATTGAAAACACGAACAATCCGAAATGTACTTTTCAAAACCTTATTTTCCAAAGAAAGATCTATTGTACATTCATTTTCTTCGTTATTTATAAAGTCATCCTTCTTTATGTTACGCAGACTTTCATTAGTCAGTGCAATAGTTATTGCCTCAAATAAGGTAGTCTTTCCTGCGCCATTATTATCTAAAGAACGATCGCTTTTATTCTCTCCGCTTATTATTACACACTTACCATTCAAGAACTTATATTCACTGCTCTTGTGGCTGAATAAGTTTGTAAACTTTATGTTCTTAAGACTCCACATACTTTATCTCCTTTATAAGTTTTAATCCGTACTGCATTTGTTTTCCACTTATATTATTTTCTTTACAGAAAGATACAAAATCTTGAATTATAGTCTTCTTGTCGTAACAACTTACATTATCATTTTCAGCAATTTCAAGTGCATTATTTTGTTCTATGGTTTTATATTTACAATCTATTCCACACCCCTCTATATTCATAGCAACAACCTTTTCGCAATCTACACGGCTACCTACTATCTCGAAACGAATATGATTGTATTCCTCGCCTTCGTATTTTTCAATCAAATTGTAAATACTCTCACGATCGTTGGCTTGAACAACCTCTTTTATGTACATCGGAAATTTAGTGCTCTCATATTTGAATGTTCCGTCATCATAGATTACAGTGAACCCCTTTTCTATATCTTCACCATAATTTGACTGATAGGCTGAACCAGTGTAATAAATATTTTTTCCTACCTTACTGCGATTGTGATAGTGTCCAACAAAAACAGCATCATAATTTTCAAACATATCGTTCTTTATTACGCTATCAACCTCTGTCCCGTCATTATTACACACACCCTCTATTCCAATGTGCGTAACAAGAAAATTATGATATCCCTTGTTTAATTTGTATTTACTTATACGCTTGAATTCTTGCATCCACATTTCATCTAAGAAAAACGGAATAAAAGTGAATTGACAACCTGATATTGCGTTACCAAATTCTGCACCGCGATGCAAATAAACATTTCCATAATTATCAAACACATCCAGATAACTTGACATATCATTAGGATTTGTCTTATCGTGATTTCCTGGTATGATGTGAACTTCGCTAAACGGATCCAAACAATTCTCTATTATTTCCTTGAAATCAAGCAAACAACTTAACGGCTGGCCACTACGATTTGTAAAGATATCACCACCAAAAATTATACAATTAACTTCATTGTTTACCGCATATGCAGATATCTGGTTTATGATATTCTTAACAAGACCTCCATTGTCTTTTGTAAGGTGAATATCATTAACAAGTATCGCAATAGGTTTTTTAATCTTCTTCATCGCTATTATTCAATTTTTCCTTTAACGATAGCAAGTCGTCCTGCATACTTTTTTTAATTTTGTTATGAAGAACTGTCAAGAACTTATTATGATTGTAATAATGGTTGAACAACTCACGCGGACTGCTCCATGTTAGTTTTCCATTCATAAAACTTACTTTCTTTGCTCCTTCTTTCTTCAAGATTCCGTTCTCAATAGCATAGTCAATATCATCTTGCGAAAGAATTATTCCATAACCTAACAAAATGCGGATATCGGTCTTCTGACGGCTACCAAAGTCATTCTTTACAACTTTAACTTCACTAATCTGAGCCACCTCAACATCATCAATCTTTTCGTGTTGTTTTAATTTCATTGACAAACGCAAACAAGGCATTAACTCAATCCACTCGCCTCCTGTACTCTTGCGTGTTGTAACACCCATATTATTTTGATCATATTGGTGATTAAGGATAACAAAATGGATTATGTGACTATACATTTCAGCCATTAACGACTTTGCAAATTTCTTCGCCTCTTTTGCAAAA